ACTGTCTCAATACCCTGCAACTGATGGCAATGCAGCGGCAGACCGTCAACTATGACACCCTAGCTATCATGCTAGGACTTCCGTCGCGCGGCAACGCCCTGGCCAGTGCAATCTCACCCGTCCTGTACGACGTTTACAACTTCTGCAAAGCAAACAACTTCCCGCACCTGACCGTGCTGGTGGTGCGCAAAACGGGCAAAGACCGTGGCCTGCCAGGTGCTGGATTCTGGAAGGTTCATGTCGGCGATCTCCCGGACTTCGCAACACGGGTAACCCTCACTGAAGAACTGACTGCCCAGTGTTTTAAGGTGTTTGGCACATTAGGCAGCACCGTCACTCAGTGACATGACATACAGGGAGGGCCGCGGCCCTCCCTGTATGCTGCCTCGAACCCCTCAACCCAAAAGAGAACCTACCATGAAAACAGTAATCACTGCACTCTTGCTGACCCTCTGTGCCGCTCAAGCACACGCGTTCTTGAACCCGGCCAATACAACCTACTGGGTACCTAACGAATCCTCACCACAGAACGTTCCTGACACCGTCCCGTGCATGATGCAACAGCACGTAACAGCCGGTAACGTACTTTACTGCGGCTGGATGGTCCAACCCCGCCACATTGAGATCTGGGATGCTCAGCGTTCGATGACGGTGACCTACAAGAACCAACTCTCGGGCTATTGCCGCCGGGGTAACTGCCATTCGAATGGCGAGCTGTATGGCAGCTACTCGCAGGACGTGCCGTTCATTGTTCAGGTCTGGTATTACATCGGTCAGAGCACCGATGGCAAGCCGGTCGGTTACAAACAAGGCACAGGGCCTGCTTACGGTCAACCGGCAGTGAGCTATGTCGATGCGGGTAAATCCCTGATGGCACTGTACGAACGCACTGGGATGAACGATGAAAACATTCGCGGTGAATTCAAGTTCCATTACGAAGGCGGTCTGGATCGGTTCCTAGCTGACAGCTCGGGCAAGTCCAATAAAGCCCCGGCACAAAAGGTAGTGGTCACCGAAGCCTGGTGTAACCCGCGGATGGACGACGAATGCTACATCAATAATCAGAAGGTGTCGGTCGACGACCTGTCCCAGTACCTGCCGGTGGTCAACGAAGAGGAGGTCAACTCCGCCGGTGGCTATTGCGAATACCCTATCTGTTACGATCGTTCGGATCGTCCAGTGGGTGTGCGCAGCTGACAGGCCGCATACGGGAGGGCTTCGGCCCTCCTGTTTCTTTTTTTTGTTTTCTTTTTCTTTCAAGGTATCCTGTGACAGATTCCTTTCTTAACTTGGTTCGAGGACGCTATGGCTCGCCAGACACCCCCCATGAGTATCTCCGGTGCCTTCTTGCTCCGGACACCGTTTACCACCGATCCGAATAAGAGCTACACCGTCGTTGCCATTCGGACGTTCAACGAGTTGTTGGCACGTTCACAAGACCCGTTGCGGCTGGTCTACCAGCCTGTGGGTTTGGATGAAACTGCCTTCGCCGAAGATCAACTCGAAGGCGCTTTGGTCATTTGCTTGCGTGACAGCACAGGCAGCCTGATCTACGTCCCCGACACCTACATCGATCAATTCCCCAGCATGGGCAGTGTACAGTACAGCCGCCTGATCGCTGCAGTCTCTTTGGGCATGTGGCCGGACTACCGCGACCTCTCGGACATCGAAGAGGCGATCAGTGAAGCCGTGGAAAACAAGATCGGGGTCAAGCCTCAGATCTTCTTGACGCGCGCTGCTACCAACACCTACATGACCGAACAACAGCATATCCAACTGACGTTAGCCCGCACGGCCAATGTTACGGTCCATGAGACTCCCACGGCCATGATCCGTCGACTGACAGCAGAGGTCGAGCGCCTGCAGATGCTCAACGATGAACAAGAGCGCGTCATCGAGGCGTTGGCCAATAACGCAAACCCCCAAGTGTAATTGGACATTCGGCATAGAGAGCAGCCAGCTGGCTGCTCTCTATGTTGTCAGGCCGCCATGTTCATCTCATCGATGTCGTTCCACGCCGCACCACCGCCTTGCGAGGTGGGTCGACCGCCGATGATCTTGTAGCTCAGGTCTTCATCCAGATCGTAGTCGTACCGGATACCGTACATCGGATGCTCATTGAACTTCATGACGAAGTACTTGTGCGATTCCGGTGTTGGTTCCACTACGCCGCGGTGCTTGCCCCACAGATACTCCAGGTAAGCGCCGTCGTTGACGGTCTGTTTGTTGACGTAGAACTCCCAGTCCACTTCGGTGTCCAGTTTCTTGCAGCCTTGGTAGTAGCCGCCGCCTGGCATATCGCGAATGAACTTGGTCGGGTTCATCCGCTTCTCTTCCTTGGCTTGGGTCGAGAGCTGATGTGCTGTCACTTGCAGGATCTTCTCCGCCGAGGTGTATTCGCGGACCCGTTTGTACAGGTCTTGCAAATCGTCCCCTGTCGCACCCTGGATACAACCGTCCTTGCTGTACATCGCAAGGTAGTCAATGTAGGACGCGCAGACTTCGAAGCCCTTGGCCTTGTATTGCTCCAGGTGCTTGATGTACTTGGCGTAGGTGAACGCCGATCCCTTGATCCGGTGAAGCTCCACGTACCAACCACGGGCCTGGAGTTTCTCCATCACGTACGTCGAGGCTTCTGCGATGTCCATGCCCTTGACCGAGACCGCCATGCCCAACTCGAGCTGTTTCAGGATCACGTAGATCTTCTGAATGATCACGGGTACGTCATCTTCGGTGCTGTAGAACAGCGCCAACGGTTTCTTGTCCTTGTTGAACAGGAACGGGTCGTTAAAGATGCAAGTGCCAATGAACAGATCCAGCAAGGTGCCTGACTTGTTGTTGTGAGGCAAGGCGTTCACTAGGCCGAACTCACCTCGGCGACCACCGCCTTGCACACCCATCATACGGTTCAGTGCCTTGAACGGGAACTTGATGATCCCATCGGTGCTGAGCGACTTGTGCATGTCTTCAAACGCAGCCTTGACAGACTCAGGGTCGTTGAAGTTCACACTGGTAATAAAGGCAGGATCGGTGCGCTCCTCGGTCTCCATGTCCACTGACAGGAGGTCTTGGGCGGTCTGCAAGATAAAGGTATCCCAGTCCTCGATCTCAGCTTCTTTGAAGTTGATGGCGTAGGAGGCTTTCTTGATGATGCCTTGCAGTTTCTCGTGGTTCTTGTAGCGGCGCATCTCCCGACTGATGTCGTTGATGTGCTTACGGATCACCGACTCATCAGGGTAGCGACGAATGGTCTTCTCAAAGGCCTTGTAGGTGTTTTCGTCCCCTTGGCAATTGAGGCGTATCCGTTGCAACAGCGAATCGGGTTCATATCTTTGTGAATCACCGTCATTTAGCATCCACAGCACAGTGGTGCGCAAGTTTGATACGGTGTTACGGCCATCGCCGAGTTCGCCAATGTTTTCTGGCATCTTGAGGTCGGCTAGGATTTCTCTGATCAGGGATGCATTACCTGATTTGTAGCCTTCGATCTGGCTTTCGAGATACAAAAGCGAGACGGACTTGACTAGAAATAACTTGATGTCCATTCTTGTGTCCCAAAACTGCTCTTAAAAGAGGATGTTAATCTGATGAGCAACATCAAACTGGTCGTTGTACCCGCATGGCTCAACCTCATTGTGAAGGAGCTGGGTATCACGAACGATGATCTTGCTAACTATGAAAAGTTATCTGGCATACTATCGCCCAGAGATCTTTTGATTTACAAGATCGCTAACTACCGGGCGAGTGAAATCCTCGGGAACCTCCTGGGCGACGGGGATAATGAGGGCCGTAGCATCCTCAATTCCTTCTATCCAGCCCTGCCGGTGCCGAGTCTCGAAGAGCGCGCCTTGATCGGCGAGATCGCTGTCGACACTCTTATCTATGGCACTTCTGTCGAACGTCTGAAGAACCAAGGCCTGTGCGTAGACGTCCAACTGACCGACACCGAAGTGTTGGCCGTGCGTCTGGTTCCATGCCCTCAGGCTGCAGATAGTTTGAAGGACGATACCGCCACTCTGGCCATGAAGATCACCCGCGTCCTGCATGCTCGACTGCCCTTGGCAGAGGTGGCGCAGACCGCTGTCTTCAAAAGGTATGTAAACGAAATTCAAATTAACACGAATTTGTACTAGGTTTTTCCTAGTATTAATTTGAGTGACATTGCGGATGTTTTCTGCAATGGTATGCAAAACTTGCGAAAGTGCTGAAGGACGGTAATGAG